TAGCGGCTGCAGAAGTAGATGTAATGGCTCCTTTTGCAAGGTTGGTGGCTGTAATGGTAGCAGTTGCGTTCACAGCCACTGTAGACGCTGTAGATAAAGCACCCCCGGAACCTACACGTAATAATCCTGAAGCCGTTGATGGAAGTAATACCTGGCCGCCGGTGGTAAAATCTAAAGCATGGACTCCGTTGTGTGAAAAGAAAAAATTGGTTGTTGAATTTGAGACACCAAAATCATAAGAAGTTGCACCATTAAGAGTAAAATAATTATCCATTCCAGGAGAATTACTACCAAAAATAGCAAGCTGCCCATTTTTTGTTACACTTAATTGATTGCTAAATGTATGCACCCCTGTCCAAGTAGGAGATATACCTTGATCTATAGCAGGCGCTGCATCACTTCTCATATAAGTTGTTGCCGAGCCATTAACAGCTGTTAAACCTATCGATGCTGAGGGATTAGCTCCGGCTAACACCGCACTTACATCAGCTGCGGTTAATGTCACAGCACCTACTCTAGTATTAAAAGATACCACCTCGCTGGCTATCCCGTCAATTTTATCCCAAGTCGTACCGTCAAATACTACCTGATCACCTACATTCCATTGTGTAATACCGTCAAGGTTTGTGCTACCAGCTATTGATACCTTATATAAAAATCCTTTGACCCCTGTGCCACTTGTTAAAGCCGGGCTATTGGCGCTCGCATTCCATGTTCCCTGATAGATCATACCGCCTGCCAAACTGTTAACCTGAGACTGTAATTTACCAAAAGCCCCAATTATAGAATCTGTAGATGATATAGTCGAACCTGATATACTCAACCCGGTTAATACTTTACCAACAACAGCGGAATTACTTAAAGTGGGGTTTGGATATGTGCCAGATAGCTCTCCCCCGGCTGTGATACCTGCTATAGTTGATATTTTATTATTAAACGTAGTCCAATCAGTGGATGACAAAGCGCCTGATTGACTACTATTAGCAGATTGTATGCTGATTACTCCTGTTGTATTATTCCATAACACAGGTGATGTAGCTGAAATATCAGTTAAGGCTATACCGCTCCCGCCACTTACGGCTGTATCAACATAGGCCTTATCAGGTATCCATCTTGGATTAGAGGCGTTATTCGCTGCGGAATCCTCACCATAGTGCATACCGTTATTGTCATAATTATGTATTACAATACCATTCTTATCAATAATTATCCTGCTCCCAGTAACACCAGTTGTACCACCGCCATAATATAACTGAATGCCGCTACCATCATTATTACCATCAGTACCATTTATACCTACCGAAACCTGAGCATCTTCCATTGTCGCTTGAGTATAAGACCTCATATCAACATCAGCCCCCTCCCCGATAGTGAGTATACCCCAACTCGGTGCAGAGGCGTCTGACCCGTTAGTAATCTGAAGTACATACGTACTTAGATCTATCGACCTATCACCACTTAACGTCCCGTTGGTATTATAAACATTTAATATGCCAGCAGTTACAGCTCCGTCCACATACGCTTTATCAACCAATGAGTGTGCTGTGAAGTTTGCAGAGTAATCAGCGTAATAGGATAGTCCTACTAAATAGTCATCTCGTAGGGTAATGGTATTATCATCTGCAAAATATAAACCTCTTGAATTAGCAGCTCCGTCTACTCCGACATTTACGGTATTATCTCCTAAATAAACAGTTGATGTTGTTTCTACACCCGTATCAAAATGGTTATAAGTTAAATTTATATTATTAGAGTCAAGAGATATGGCTCCGGTATTAGCCCCCTCAGTAGTATCAAATATAGATAGTCCATGCCCAGCAGTATTAACAGTTCTTAATCCCGTCAAATCTCCATCTGAGTTATAAACATTAGCACTAGCATCAACCAAGGACTGAACCCATCCGGCCTGTGCTAGTGCTAACGGATTAGCCGAATAGCTTGCCGAATAATCTGCAAAATTCTGTAATCCTATCCCACTGTCATCCAATATGTAATTAATAAGGTCGGGACCTGAATCCTTTATGCTATGTAGTAAAATACTCGATCCAATACCTCCGGGCCTATTACCTATCTCAAAGGTACCACCTGATAGATTAACATAAGCATTCGTAACATCATCCTGATAGTTTAAAGCGGCTGTTCCTGAATTCAGGGCTAAATTTCCGCCTATCCCACTTGTATTATTGTAAAAAAGTATCTGATGTTCATTTAAATCTACAGTACGGTCACCGGTTAACTGGCCGTCAGAACTATATATATTAACGCCGGACGCTGTTTGGGTATCAACATAAGCTTTATCTACAAGAGAACGACTTGTATAATTAGCCGAGTAGTCAGCTGCATAATAGGCGCCCTTACTAAATACCTGATCAGTAATTTTAATACCATCAACTAACCCCATATCGATAAGCAACGAATTACCAGAAGGACCATCATTTACACCCAGTGAAAGGCTATCATCAGACAAGGTTATATCGCTATTAGTGACTGCCGATAGATGATAATGTATAAGCTGTATTAAATTATCACCTACATATAAATTAGAAGTCGGACTTGCAAAACTGAATGAATGTCCTGTTGTAATAAGCGTAGTATCTGCGGTTAATGTTCCACCTAATTTTACAGCCCCACCACTGGCCGTTAAACCATTACTAAACCTACTATCATAATAATATAGGTTAGTAGTTCCTTGAGCTAACGCATCGGTAGTACCAGGAAAAGGCACAAGCTCAATATATGCTGACGTGCCGGTATTCCATCTATACTCTTTATTATTATCGGCGGTTATGTAAATAAATCCAGCAGTACCAGGTGATGGTAGTGCTGCAAAATTTGCTACGGTTACAATGTCAGAAATATACGACGGCAGATAACTCGCGTCAATTTTTGTTGATGAGTTTAAAGGAGCATAACCATTGGCTAATCCTTTATTAGCTTTTAGTTCATATGGACTGAAATCTATAGCTCCTACCTTTGTATCCACGTACCCCTTATCAACTAAAGAGCGAATTGTGAAATTAGTGGAATAATCAGCATTATACACTATACCCGTTAAAGTTATATCATCCTCGATCAACATAGGAGAGTTTCTAAACGCCGTTATTGACTGAAACCCTGAATCTTTATTTGTACCTAAAGTCGCTGTAGATTCGCTTAAAACTAACTGACCATTACCAGTAGAACCTGTATTATTTTGTACTGTGAGTTGGATTGCATCAGGCCGTAGATTACTACGCGCCGTAACAGTACTATTATTAGCCACAAACTGCATAGAATTAAGTCCCTGCATGACTACTCTATTTCCTGTTAACGTGCCGTCTGAATTATAAATATTTACACCAGTTATAGTTTCCCAAACCGTATCGAAATCATTATCGCTTGCTTTTACAAGTGATTGACCAGCAGTACCACCACCAATAATACCAGGCCCAAATAAAGACACACCAGCCCCCCAATCTCCTGAAGTTTTTGGTCCAAAAATGGTGTATGATGAAGTGTTAATATAAAAATCACCGTTCACGCCATCATCTATATTTGACGGATTTGCATTGCCGCTTAATATTGCATTGCCGTTCGTTCCATTTACACCATTAGCTCCTGCTGTGCCTTGTGGGCCTTGCGGGCCGGTTTGCATAGAAAATACTTGTCTCCAAATACCGGCCGACTTTTTATAAAAAATGCCGGTTCCAGTATTGATATAAGTATCATTGTTATTCCCGGTAGTATTGCCCGGTAATCCCAAACCATATAAAATCGTTCCATCAGTTAAGGAGTTTGTTGATGGAAGGGTATACGTTATCGACCATGCCCCAGATGTTTTTTGCGCGAAAGTGCCGGTACTGGTATTGATAAAAACATCGCCGTTTTTACCAATTGTATTTTGTGGTAAAGTATTGCCAAATGAAATATTAGCCCCAACATTCAGGCTTGAGCCAATAAGTTGCAATAGAGTTGTAAAGGCAAATTGATAATCCGTACCATTACTTACCAGTACAGAAACATCATTCGGGTTAATGGCAGATGCTAAAGGTAATTCACTAATTTTTTTATCAGACATCGTTTAAATTATATTTCGGTTATTGGTAAATAGTTGGTTTGATTATAACTTCCTCCCGGGTAGTTAAAATCACTTTTATCAATGGCTCGGATACGCGGACCGGATTGACGCGCACTCTTATTTTTATGATTAAAGCGCCATAAAGGAAAGTCAGCCCGGTTATCCCATAAAAACTTTTCTACTTCGTTGGCGTGTGCATTTGCTACGCTACGTTGTTGTTGTACGAGTTTGGTGATATATTGGGGGGTAACGGGGGAGCCGCTATCATGATGTTTGGTTATTGGGCCGGTGGAAGTATAACGTATAGCATCCGCCTCAATAAATCTGGCGAAGGTAAAATACAGAAGTGTGGGTAACAGGCCTTCATATAAAACAATGTGCCCATAGCTATCCAGGTATTCACTGCCATTTAGCAGATCTTTATAAGACTGAGGTGCATCATCCTGTATGGTACCATCTTCATTTAAATGTTTGATAAGGTCATAGTAAAGGGCGTAACCTAAAAACGGTTTCAAATCCAGGTCCTGGGCCTTGGCAACAAATATTTTTATGCGATCGGGCTTAACATTGGCAGAGATATCCTCATAACGTTGAAATGTATTTTGATCAATTAGAATAGGAATCATAGTTGTGTTGTTTATAAATAGAAAAGCTTAACTCAGTTGAATCAATTACGAAATGATCATCTCTTCTGCTTCATGTTGTTTAAAGCCATAAGCATAAATAAGTATGGCTATTTTATTGTCTGCAGGAATATCTGATAACAGTAACTGATTAATACTTTGACCGGCTATGATACCTGCATTATCGTCTGCAATAGCTGCAGGTATTTCGATAATATTCCAATTATCCGAAGGGTTAACATTTATATAAAAGCGGTTGAATATCTCAGCAAAAACTTCTGCTATCTCAACTCTGTCAGGCGCGGTATTATCATTAAACTCGCGTATCGCTTCTTTCTTTTCGCTGCCATTACTTAAACCCGATGATTTCTCGGCATTAATCAGTTCTTTCGGAATTGAAAATCCTTTTATAATTCGTGCCTCGACCGATCTTTCAGTTGTTTCAAACAGCTTATCATTATTTTGGATAGAGTAGGGCTGAAATTCCGGTTTCTGGCTTTCGTCTTCATATTCAATTACAATGATCTTTTGCGCGCTTTTTGCTCCCTGGAATGCACCCAGATCTTTTTCTAACTGCGATGGTTGGTTATTGTAACTATACTCATCGCTATCAAGTTTAGTATTATCGGCTTCCTCGCGGCGCGATTGCATGAAAAGCATGGTCGATGGTAAAAAACCGGTAGTAACCTCGCGATTATTAAATATTTTGATACCCGCTTCCGTTTCAAAATCCTCCCAAACGCTATCAGCCTCAATAAGCGGATAATCGTCAACTTCAGGGTTAAAATAATAAAGTTGTCCTTTGTAATTTTCCCAGCCGCCGGCGTCTTTAACCTGTTGTAGGATCGATTCGGGATTCGGGTCATATTTATCCAGGAAAGTGATCTTGCTGCGCATGATGTTTTTCCAGGTTTTTCGACCCCAATCTGAATATAAGGCATATTTATCTGCTGTATCCGGGCAATCGATATCACCCATCCTTATATCCTCAAACTTCACATAGTTTACAGATGATATTTTATAATTGGCATTGTAATTTACATGGATACCAAACCCCGTGAATAATGCTTTATCGGTAGCAATGGCTTTTAAAAGTTTAGCCAGCGTTAGCCCTTTTTGATTGATAACCTGCTTTCCCAGATCCTTTTCTTCAAACCCATTTCCGGCAATAAACTTGGCTCTTTTGTTCCAGCAATCTTTTGCGGTTGGTGATCCTGCCACCAGTTCCAACATCCGCTGTGGATAAGCATTGTCCAAATCAAAATTGAGTATGCCAAAAGTTTGATTGGGCCTTACTAATATTCTGCGTTCAATTTGTGGTAAATAGGTCTTCATTTGCCTCCTTTATCCTCTAAAGAGGGTGTAATAAATTCATCCGATGCTATGGCTGAGTTTTGCTTTACGGTCTTAGGTTTGATTTTTTCTGTTTGCTCATCAGGTGCAATAAATAGCGTTTTTATATGCGGATATTTTTCCATATACCAAGCCGCTTCTTCGTCACTCAAGTTGTCATTATCGTGAGTTGCAGGCGACCCGGGGGCGAATTGATGTTTACCAGGTTTTAAAATGTATTTTTTAGTCATTTGGTCATTAATCGTTAGTGATCGGATTTATTCTTTTTTCTGATTTTGGTCATTAGCCAAAATTAAATTGACTAATGACCAAATGACACATGACTATGAAAGCAAAGCTTCGATAGCTGCAATGGTGCTGGCATAGGTAGCGCTGCCTGATCCTGGCGCAATAGAAACTGCTCTTGGTGGATAGGGCTCCTTCAATTTATCCGGATTGGTTAATTTTAATTTGTAGCCGCCTTCAACAGTTTCATCGGCTGCGTTACGTTCGGCATCAGTTAATATCAAGCCGTTTACAGCGCCAAATAGCTCGATAGATGAATCACTGGATTTGTAATTGTTTACTGCTATGGCGCGAACACGGCCGTAGCCCATGGCCATTAATTGAGCCTTAACATCAACAGATAAGCCTGCAATATTAAAATCTATCTCCTCGGTATAACGAGGGCCTACCTGGGTTTTAGCTAATTTTGATGTACTGTTAAAGCTGTTGTTGGTACCTTCAAATTTATAAATCTTTGCCGTGCTAACTGCTGCCAAACCAGTAACGATAAGTGGGTTCTCTGTATCATATGTAAGGGTTATTTCATCGGCATTAAATATGTAGATCACATCCTCTATTCCTGATGTTACAGGCGCGTCCGCGCCCAGGCTAAAGCCCGCGTTTATTTTATTGTAAATTGACATGTGTGTGTTTAATAATTGGTGAATTATTGAATTGATGATGGAATGAATGTTTTTATGATTAGCATAATTTAGTTTATTCACTAATTCGCCCAATCACTAATTCACTCATTGATTTTTAGGCTGATAGGTAAAACAATTCGTTTGCGAATTTAAAGTTTACAGCCGCTTTCATTCTGGCTTTCATTCGCACCACATTATCATTGGTGTAAGGCTTCATGTAAACTGTTGAAAGCTCGGAAGCATCGCCTAACAGATCAACACCCAGGAAAAGATTTGATGAACGGGCACCCAGTATGGTGTTTGCCTGCCAATGGTTCATTAACTGTAACGGAACACCCAGGTAATCCATCTTTTTAGAATCGCTGAATGCGTTAAGCACGTTTACTGCTTTGTTGGCCTGTGCCTGTGCGTAAGCATAGCCTACGTGGAAGGGGATTTGCAAATTAAAGTCGTCCTGACTTCTATCGGCCGGGTCAAGTTGGGCATATACGCCGGTTAATACATCAAGCACGTTGCTTGCATTAATATAACTTACGGTAGCGGCGGTTGATGTTCCGGTGAAAGTTGCCGGTTTACGGGTATTCACCTCATTATAATTACGTACCAGTTTAAACGTAGTGGCGCTGGCTACCTGGATAAAATATGATTGCCCTTGCAGATCAATTCCCGGCGCACCGTTGGTAGTGTCTTTGCTTGTACCTGTTAATGCGGTTAAGGTAACCACATCACCGTCAGAAAGTGAAGCTGTGCTTGATACCGTTACTACACCGCTTGCGCTGATGGCAGTTGCGGCCATTGAGGTTGCTGGTTTACCCAGGCCTACTTTATAAACGCCTGATGCTGCCGAAATGCTTGGCAATAATCCTGTGAAATTTGAGGTAAAGGTCGCTTCTTTAGTAGCGGCTTTACCTAACCAGTACAAGCGCTCGTTAGCTATTTGTATTTTTGTTAAATAACGCTGAATCATGAAATCCGATAGGTCGACCACTCCTTCATAATCCATAAACGCGCCGGGTTTAAGGCTTTGTGCTTCCCATGATTGGGCAAGCTTGTCCCATTGTTCCGGAGCCATTATAAAATTCAAATATGCGGTCGGTTTTGTTAAAGTTTTTTACCAGCTTCTTCAGCTGATCTGATTTATTATAAATATTTAGCGCATCGCGCAGAGCACCGGCTTTTAAGTTAGGGATATCCTGTCCCACTACTGTAATAATCAGCTTTTCGGTTTCACACGCATGGCAAAATAGCACTTGCTGTACGGCATAAGTTTTCCCTGAACTGGTTCCACCCTGATTGATCACGATGTGCGCTGTAGCAGCATAATTTTCTTTGAATAGGATGGAGGCCTCATAATTGGTGGTATACATATTTAAAGAATAATCTCTTTTTCATTAGATGCGGGCTGTGGGCCTGTTTCAATGATTCTAACTTTAATAGTTTTTACTGTATCTGCAGGCTTGGTAGTTCCAATCTTTTCATTCCACCCGAGATTTTTTAGCGCGAATATGGCGCCGGTGGGGGCTTGCTGATGTAGCTTTTTTTCGTATACAGTTTCTATCCGCAGGCGGGCTCGTTTAATAACAGCCGCATATTTGCCCGAGGTTTCGTACGCATCAAATTCGTCCCTGCTGTTAAAGCCCAGGAAAAATGCTAAGCCGGCAATCGTGGCGGGCTCGGGTTCACGGTCCCAAACTTTGTTTTCGACGTGGTCGCTTTGAGTATCATTTTTTTTAGCAGGTTTATTCTCAAAATGGTACTCACCGTCAATATAATCAAAGTATGCTTGTACTAGATAATTGAGAATTGAACTGCTTTTAAAAATGTTTGTGTTATGTTTCATTATGCTATAAATGCCAATCAGCATTAATTGTACTCAGATTAGGCTAAAATTGAGTGATGTTAATAAATGTTTGCGTATGCTTTTAATGTTAACTCACCCTTAACATATTCATTATTGTTATATCATGTATTATTGGTATTTTGTCTGAAAGTTAAATTGTGTTAAATGTTAGTTAGAACAACCGTTTGCTGTTTATATTCGTATTGTTTTCAAAAAGCTTAACAAGCCTATGAGATTTTTAAGGTTTATTTTGATCATTTTATTTTTTTCGACAGTTGTCATGTCTTGTCAAAAAGATCAGAATGTGGATATGATCCCCGCGAAATCAACCTTAAAAACAGATACAGCTAATACTTCCGGAAACTTTCTCGCTGTTTCAGGAACACTGAATATAACCATTGGCGATTCTACCTATACCTTCGATGCTTCCCGTGATTCGGTCGCGTTTATTAATACACATATTGACAGTACCAAATATTTTGGCATCACCGCTATTAATAAAGAACACACCATGAGCTTTGGTATCAGTTCGTCAGGCTCGGCCAATGCTAATATTAGCGGACCAATAGCCGGGGGGCAATTATTGTTCAGTGCCGAAAATAAACGTGGTTTGCAATATACTTTAGCTAAAACCACCGACCCTAAAGATATAAGTAAGATAAGCCTGGTTAAATATATGCAGGATAGTGTACTTACTAAAGGTACCTTTGTTACTTTAATGACAC